CCTGACGTTTGGCGAGCGGTACAGAATGCGGTTTGCGGTGGTGATATCGTCGCGGTAGCGCGTCCAGATTCGCACAGTGGCTTCGGAGTAAAGCGCCCCGGAAGACATGCGCTCACGCCCGCTGATAGCACGAATTTCAGCCCAGACGGTGGCAAGGTCAGCCCATTCATAGATAACCTGACCAGTAGGGTCGCGGTGAGATTCAGACTTCTGAAAGGTCACGCGGCGTTTCATCTTTCCGGCTCTCATTCGTCACCTTCCTTACCGTCTTTGCTGATCTTCACTTCCTGCTTCCATGCCTGGCTGAATTCGTCACCACCTTCACGCGGCGGCATCCCCTCACGTTCACGGGCTTCGTTCGGGTTCATAATCCCGTTCTTAATGCCGCGCTCATAAGTGGCGTAGCGTTCGGTTGGCGTGGCGCGGAGAAGGTCAGCGGAGTCAAACTCCACCTGATAGCGGGTTCCCGGAACCGGAGAGGCCACCAGCAGCGCAGATTTGATTTGTTGTTCGAAGTTCGCCAGCCACGGACGCATCGTCATGGTGAGAAATGCGCGGCTCGCTTCGCTGAAATTGCTGTAGGTGCTGTTGCTGTATTCCTGGAGGAAAATAGGCGACACGTTGAACATGCGGGCAATGTCTTCAATGGTAAAGCGACGGGAGGCCAGCCATTCGGCATCCTGATTGCTCATGCCAAGCTGCTTGTAGTCCATGCCACCTTCAAGGATCGGCGTTTTCCCGGCATTTCTGGCACCTTTGTAGCGCTCCAGTGCGTCCAGAGCCTGTTTTCCCTTCACGCTGTCGAGCCATTCAGCAGTAGTGACCACGCCAGCCGCCATCATGCCATCTTTCATAATGCTGGCACCGTGGCGCTGCTGGGCCAGACCTAACCCCAGCGCCTCACGGCAGGTGGTGATCGGCGAGCGCCCCAGAAAACCATCATCGGTCGAGTAACGCAGGTGCAGGATCTCTTCTTGCAAGTAGGTGCGCACAGCCCCGCTAAACGGCTCAGTAACAGTGTATTTGTACTTATGCTGGCCGATACGCTCAGGTACAACCGCCCCCGGCGCATACGGGTGCAGGGATTGCGGCTGGCCGTCGCGGCCCCACTGGATCACCGCATAGGCGTTCCCGTTCAGCAGGCAGTGGCGCATCATCGTGCGTTTAAACTGGTAAGGTGTCTGGCAGTCGTTCGGCTGCTCGTTCAGCAGAAAATCCACCGGGTGATTGCTCAGCCATTCCCGCGCCTCGCGCCCGTTATCGTTGCGCACACGGTAGAGATAGCAGGGCATTGTTGCCACCGCCTCACTGATAACTGATACGGCGTTCATGACCGCCGGCAGAGATTCCGCAGTACCCGCAGACACATACTCGCCTGATCCGGTATTTGGAATCCCTGCCATCGCCAGAAATTCATCAATGGTCATGCTGCGTTGCTCTGAGGGTTCAGACTTACGGCCAAACGGCCAGATATTCCACATATCAGAGCCCCGCTAAATCAGCCCAGCGGCGACGGTTATCGCCAGCGCGGCGCAGTTCAGGATGTTGGGAGAAAAGCGAACGGTGCGCGATTTCCACGCCAGACTCAGGATAAGCAGGCATAGAGGTAACGGTAATCTCCCGCAGTTCGGCAGCGGTAACAGTGCGCAGGTATGGAGACTGGCCGATATCCCACGCTTCTTTCAGCGCCCGGAAACCAAAGCTCATGCCGGAGATATCCCCGCGCTCCACCAGCTCCAGCACATCGTTGCCAAGTTGGGTATTAGGCGGGGTCAGCTCGAAGCGCAGCCCGGTATCGTCTTCGGACAGCACCAGCGTGCCGGATTTAGTGCGGCCCAGCAGCTGAGTATAGTTATGCTCGTACAGCGCACGCACATCGCTACCGGATGCCAGGCTGTCTTTAAATGCTCCCGGCGCAAACTGCTCACGGAACTCGTCCCAGATAATTTCTGAGAGACTGTTCCAGCGCACGGCATAGCCCACCAGCTTTTTGTTGCTGGCGCTCACTTCGGAAGTACGGATTTCAAAATCGATTGTTTTCATTACAGGACTCCACAGAGGGCAAAAAGGGGCCGTAGCCCCTTAAACGTCAAATCAGGAACCGGAGCCGGAAAGCTCAAGCACCTTGATGGCGTTGGAGTCCACCACGCCGCCGCCCAGGTATTTATCGGTATGCACCTTGTAGAAACCCGGTTCGGTGATGTTGTCAGGGCGGGTACGCACGCCAGTGGTGTGATCCACGATGAAATAGCCGCGCTTGAAGTCGCCTACCGCGAGGAATGCTTTACCTGCCTCCGCATCCGGCATGGTTTCCAGATACTGAACAGGACGGCCCAGCAGCGTATCGGGAGAACCGGCAACCAGACGATCGCGCCAGATGTAATCCCCATTGCCGTTTTTCAGCTTTTGCAGTTTGGCGGCGGTGTTGGAATTCATCACCCATACGGCGTTTTTGCGGTATTTGGCTTTCAGCTTATACAGCAGGTCGATCAGACCATCAGAGGAAACGTCAGCGGCTTCCATCTTCTCCAGCGTACCGAACGGACGGGCTTTATCGGCAGTGGCCGCGCGAGGGTAAGACAGGAACCCTTTGGATTTTTTATCACCGTCGCCGTTCACAAAGTCACTTTCTTCGGTAGCGGTGAAGGTGTCAGCGATTTCAGAAGACAGCCAGCCCAGAATATCCACCTCGGAGAAGTCGAGAATCTCCTGGGTAGTTTTCGGGTAGGCGTAGATCGGGTTGAGTTTGATATCAACGCGCTCCATCTTCGGCGTGCTGGTTTCGGTGCGTGGTTCACCTTCGGTACCGCGATTAACGGTAGTGCCGCCCACAGATACCAGCTTCTGGTATTCGTTGGTTTTGGTCGTCTTCACCGTTGCGATGGAGCGCATCACGCTATCATCCTGCAACTGGCGCATGATCTCTTTGTCCAGCTCAGGGATAACGGTATAGCCGCCATCAGCCTGCACCAGCGTGGAGAGAGAACGGGTATCACCTGTCATGATGTAGTGGCGCAGCTCGTCGTTGCTTACTGGCTCACCTTCAACGGAAGTACCAGGCAGATTGCGCTGATCGTCGGCGACGGCTTCAAGACGGGTGATTTCAACTTCAAGCGCATCAGCCTGGGCGCGGAGTTCATCGAACTTTTTGCCCTCTTCTTCGTTCAGGCTGCGCTTTTCGGTGTCGGCTTTATCCAGCATGGAACGCATCTGTGTTTTGAGTACGGCTTTCTGCTGGCGTAATTCGAGTAGTTTCTTCATGGAGTGGTTTCCGTAACAATTAACGTTGAGACGTGAAACCAGCGCTTGGAGGGGAGGCCGTTAAATCTTTTTCTGCCTCTCGCAGGCTGTACTCGCTACAGCTTGACTTAACGGCCAGTGGCGGCTCACGTCTGAGTGCCACTCTTCAAGATATACATGAAAAATATAAAGAAAACCCCCATCAGAGACAGGGGTAATCACGGGTAAACATGAGTACGAATAATTTACAAAATTTATTTATTCAGCAAATCCCGCATGTTCTTTTCCGGCATATCCTTACGCATTTTCTCCAGATGCGCGATGAGGAGATCCAGCTGTTCGCCATCAGCAGCCAGAGCCATTCCCGTGAACGAATCCACAATGAAGCCGTGAGAATCAATCATCACCACAGCATCTTTATCAAGCGCAGCAGCGTACTCCTTTACTCCCATATCCTGTACGGCATTTTCAATGCCATGCACCTTGCGATGTTCCAGAACATCCTTATAAGTAAACATTTTCTTTGCTCCTTTCAGTCAGAAATCATCTTCATGTTGTGGGCGCTGGTCAAAATCTTCCGGCGTATTGTATAGTTCCCATCCCGGCGCGGCGGCGGTTGATTGTTTTGCGTCGTCAGTATCAGTTATGGGCTTCCGCCCGCCGCCCGGTCTCACCGTTCTGGCGCTGATCACACTGTCTGCGAGTACCTGATATCCCTGCTGTGCGGTGCCATCCTGCCCCGTCCACTGATTAAGCTGCATATTGCCCGCTACGCTCACAAGGTCGCCTTTAACATGCCGCGCCAGCGCATCAGCCTGCTTACCAAATGCGAGAACACCCAGCCAGAAAGTAGCCTGTCCATCCTCAGCAGCATTACATGGCAGTGATACTGCCAGCCGCGCCATTGCCATATTTGTACCCTTGCCCGTTGTTCTGGTATTCGGATCGGCCACCAGACGCCCGTAAGCTGATATCTGTGCTGTCATTCTAATACTCCCCACAGTTATAAATTAAAATTTGTACCTTAAACTGTCTACCTGTCTACTCTTTGATTTTTTACTTTAATATTCATTGTGTTACACGGTAGAGAGTTACCTTTTAAAGTGTCTACTACTGTCTACCAGACTCTCTACCATTGTGCAAAAAACAAACCGAAAGTAGACACGGTAGATACCTTACCAAACACTGTCTACCAAGTGTCTACCTATCTAACCAATTGTTATTTAATATATTATTTGTAACAGTAGACACGGTAGACACTTTATCGGTAATTTTTAAATTCTACCCCTGCTCACGATTATTATTTCCTGTTGCTGCTGGTAACCATCCATCAGCATCATCACCTAACAGGACATTTGAGATCGTACGCCCTTTATCCGGCCCCCGGGTGCACTGTTTGCGCTTGTACTCCTTGCCATACTCAGACATTGCCCCCGGCATATCAGTGCCGAACCGCGTCAATGATACGGGTTTACCCAGGCCATGAGCTGACATGTAGGCAAGGTATGAGTGGTACAGGTAACGCCTCGGGCTGAATGGCACCATCTCAGCATTGCCAACAATCATTCCCTCGCACTCAACAAGCGCCATCAGGTAGCCGCAAAAATCCACCAGTGAATCACCTTCTCTTTTGATGGCCAGCGCTTCTTCTGATTTCTGCTGCTCATGCAAAAGCTGTTTGGCTTCGTTCTGGCTGGAAAATCGCACAAGAAGATGCCGGATGATTACCGCAAGCTCTCCTTCAATCTTCTCGGCCAGCATCGGATCGCGTTCGTTTTCCGGCACTACTTCGGTGAAGTTGAAAATCACCCGTCGCCGTGAAATACCGCCGCTGCGGTCACTGAACGTCATAGCATTGTTATTGACGGCCAGCACCACCGCCGGGATACGGGTTGAATATGGCGCTTTGTGTTTTGGGTCGATAGCCACCTTATCCCCGCCAGTGATCGCTTTAATCCCTGCGCCGTCGCCAGCGTATCGGGTCATATCAGGCATGATAATCAGCGAATAGCCCACCACCAGCGCCCTTTCCCTTGGGTTCTCCAGCGCCGCCATGCTCGCCGATACGGTGTTGGCCTTGCCCGCCAGCATCGTGCAGATCTCCGCCATAACACTTTTGCCACTTCCGCCCGGCCCCGTTACCTCAAGAAACAGCTGCCAGTCGTACCGGTTCGCCAGCACCATAAACAGAGCAGCCAGTACGCGGTCTGCTTTTCGGTCATTATCCGCTACAGAGCGGCGGAGCCATTTCCAGAAGTTCGGCGCATGGGTTGCGAGGGTCTCGCCTTCTGCTGGTTCGCTGAACGGCAGATCACTCGCAACGAGAAGCCAGTCTTTTCGGTTGTGAGGCCGGAACTGTCCTGAGCGGGTATCAAAAACCCCATTGCTGAAACCAATCATGTTACGGGCTGTTGTCCCCATTACCGGGAGTCCCAGCTTCATTGTATCGACTGCTGATTTGATAGCGTTCTGTGAATACGCCACCTCCGCATCAATGTAGATCTGCGCCATTTCTCGCTGCAATTCTTTGTCTGTCAGAGGAACCCATACCACACCGTTGTAATGGTGTACCGTGTCGGAATCTGCATGGATCGCAAGGTCGCCATCGTAGTGAGCCAGCAGGACTTCTCCGCGCTGGCTAGCCCCCATCTGATTAAGTGCTGGTGTAACAGCTTCGTGTTGATTCTCTTTTCCGCCGTCAATTGCCTTAAGTTTTACCACCACCTTTTCGCCCTCCGGCTGGTACATCGAATCATTAAATGCTGCTGCGGCTTCTTCCAGCCCGTATTGCTGGTGAAAATCATTCCAGTCGGCCTTTTCCTCAGACTGAGGTAAAGCCACCCGGCCAGAGACAGCTTTAGCGGCTTTTTCTGCGGCTGATTTACCCGTGTTTGGTTCGCCAGGCTTAATATCGTTATCAGCGGCGATGATGATCTGCGCATCCGGGTAACGCTGTCGTATCACCTGCGCAACTGGCAGCAGGTTCCCGGCGTCAATCGCTGCGATAATTGTCGCATCAGGGCGAAACTGCTGAACCGAAAGCGCCGTTGCCAGTCCTTCGGCAATAATCACCGTCTTCGGCGTTTCACCGGAATTAACCACGCAAAAAGAGCCTTTCTTCACCGTTCCGGCCACCAGCCGCTTATTGCCATCTGGCTTAATCACCTGTGCGCCTGTCGTCGCGCCAGCACCGTTATTCAGCACCAGCAGCAGCGACCCATCGGACAGCATCGGGAAGGGGCATTGAAGCCCCTTTGATGTAAGGTAAGCAGACTGCCCCGGAGAGGCTTTAGCAGCCAGCGCTGCAACTTTCCCGGCGATATCCGTCTGAGACTTCTCTCTGGCTGGCTTCGGTTCCGGCATAGGCAGCGCCATCGCTTCGGCCACCAGCTCAGCCGCTTCTCTCGCACCGCACTGATTGACCTTCATCACCAGATCCAGCCCGGTACCCGCGCCACAGTGCGAACAGAAATACGTTCCCCGGTTATCTTTATTGTCGAACCGGTAGCGGGTTTTGCCGCCGCACGCCGGACACGGCCCCTCACCGCGATTCGTCGGAATCGCCAGACGTTCCAGTATTGACGGCCAGTAGCCGTTTGCCTTGCTGCGAACATCGCTTACAAAGTCATTTTGCACTGTAAGCCTCCCGCGCTTTCACCAGTTCGCCTATAGATTTATGCAGCAGCGACATAATTGCGCTTACCTTGCACGCTTCACCGTGAAACTCTTCGCCATCAGGAATGCTGTCTAGCCACATGCTGAGAACCTCATAGGCTCCTTCGCTTTCAGAAAGGGCATTCTCTGTGTGCATCAGGACTTCAAAAGGAACCTGTCTCATTTCGTCTCTCCCATGCGCAGCTCGGCGATTAATGCCCGGTGGATTTCCTGATTAAAATCACACGCAATAGAAATCAGATTCAGCA